TTCCCCGCCAGTGGGCCAGTTAGAGCCAAGATCATGGGAAAGCTAACCCCAGAGAAGTTTGACCAAGCAGAACGTGTAGAGACAGAACTTAACTATCTCCTAACTGAGGAGATGACAGAGTACAGAGATGAGCTTGAGCAGATGTTGTTTAAGTTACCTCTAGCAGGATCAGCATTTAAAAAGATATATTATGACCCACTAACAGAAAGACCGTGCGCCGTATTTGTCCCATCTGAGGATTTTGTTGCTTCGTATGGCACGACTGATCTCATGACATGTCCAAGATATACTCATGTTATGAAGAAGACTAAAAATGAAATTCTGCAGCTTCAGGTAAACGGGTTCTATAAAGATATAGATCTACCCGATCCACAACCAGATTTTTCTGACATACAAGAAAAATACGATGAACTGGATGGTGAAGAAGCTATCGTCGAAGATGATGATCGACATACTATACTGGAGATGCATCTTGATATTAATATGCCTGAAGATTTTGACGACCCTGACGGCATAGCCAGACCTTATGTCATAACCATAGACAAGTCGTCACAAGAGATACTATCTATTAGAAAGAATTGGTACGAGGATGACGAAAAGAAAAAGAAACGTATGCATTTCATCCATTACAAGTACCTACCGGGCTTGGGATTCTATGGCACTGGACTTATTCACCTCATTGGAGGCTTGGCGAAATCAGCCACCTCAATACTTCGACAACTTATTGATGCGGGTACGCTATCGAATTTACCTGCAGGTCTTAAAGCTAGGGGAATGCGTATTAAAGGTGACGACACGCCCCTTATGCCGGGGGAGTTCAGGGACGTGGATGTACCGGGTGGGGCAATCCGCGATTCAATTACGTTTATCCCTTATAAAGAGCCAAGCGGAGTACTCTATTCTTTACTTGGCAACATTGTCGAAGAAGGACGACGTATAGGGTCTGTAGCTGACATACAGGTTGGTGACATGAACGCTCAAGCACCAGTCGGTACAACTCTTGCCCTTCTGGAGAGATCCATGAAGGTGATGTCTGGCGTACAGGCTCGCCTTCATGCGGCAATGAAAAAAGAACTACGTCTACTTGCAAAGATTGTGCATGACTATATGCCAGCAGAGTACGCTTATGAGATGGAAGGTGATTTCAGCAGAACAGATGACTTTGACAAACGTATAGACGTTATACCTGTGAGCGATCCTAACGCTGCTACGATGTCGCAAAGAATTATGCAGTATCAAGCAGCCCTACAGCTAGCACAGCAAGCACCGCAGTTGTACGACATGGGCAAACTACACCGTCAGATGCTAGAAGTTCTAGGTATACAGGATGCAAGTGATATAATTAAGCTACCTGATGACATCAAACCAGCAGATCCTGTGACCGAAAACATGATGATTTTAAAGCAGGAGCCTGTAAAGGTTTTCAAGTATCAGGATCACGAAGCACATATCGGCGTTCACATGGCAGCGGCACAAGATCCAAAGATCATGCAGATGGTGGGGCAGTCTCCGTTCGCGCAGCAGATACAACAAGCAATGGCTGCACATATAACCGAACACGTTGCGTTCCAGTATCGCCGCGAGATAGAGAAGATGCTTGGGGTGGAAATGCCAAACGAAGAGCAACCACTACCAGAAAACATAGAAGTAGATATTTCTCGAATGGCAAAAGACGCAGCAGAGAAGTTGTTGCGAAAAGACCAGACAGAAGCACAGCAACAACAAGTTGCCAAGCAGCAGCAAGATCCCGTTGTGCAAATGCAGCAACAAGAACTACAGCTCAAAGCACAAGAGCTGCAGCATAAGATGCAGACTGACATGGCTAAAATACAACTTGAAGCTGAGAAGATTAAAGCGCAGAATCAAAGAGAAGGCGCTAAACTGGGAGTTACGCTTGCTACCGAGTTGGATAAGAACCAACGTGAAGATCAACAAGCTGGCGCTAAATTGGGTATAGAAGTAGCGAAGGAGTTAACTAAGGGGGATGGATGATACGGTTATCGCGCTCTTAAAGCGTGTTATCACTGAATCTGGGGACGAGGTAAAACAGTTCCTAGCTGATGGGAGAGCGGAGGACATGTCTGCGTATAACAGACTTGTTGGCCGTTATGAGGCTCTCAAACTAATGGAGAGAGAGCTAGAAGACTTAGAAAAAAGATTTATTGAAGAATAGATTTTTTTGTTCTATGCATTAACTGGGGGCTTCGTGGATGATCCACGCAAGGTTTCTGTGAACCTAAATCACTGCAAGGAATATTATGTATACAGCAGAAGTTAAAACGGAAGAAAAAGTAGCTACACAGCTACCAGAGCCAAAAGGCTACAAACTACTCATAGGAATTCCAGAGGTCAGCGAAAAGACAGAAGGCGGGATATTTATGCCTGATGGTATGAGAAGCGCAGAAGAAACCGCTTCAATCGTCGGCTTTGTTATAAAAACAGGGCCAGATGCTTACTCTGACAAAGAAAGATTTCCTAATGGAGCCTACTGTAAAGAAGGCGATTTTGTAATTTTTAGATCCTATTCAGGAACAAGGTTTAAAATACACGGTAAAGAGTTTCGTCTAATCAATGACGATACTGTTGAAGCTGTGGTGGATGATCCAAGGGGGTATACAAGAGTATGAGTAGTGTAGCTGAAGAACAAGAATTTAAAGAAGAAACAGTTGCGGAGGCAGTGGCTAGCGCACAACAAGATGTTGTAAACGAATCACCTGAAACACAAGATGTTGATTCTTTTGACATTGAGGTTGTGGATGACACTCCTGAAGAAGATCAGGGAAAGCCACGCCGAGCTGAAGATGCTGAACCGCAGATACCTTCGGATGACGAGGTAGAGAAATACTCTGAAGGGGTGCAGAAACGTATCAAACAACTAAAGTTTGAGTTTCACGAAGAGCGCCGTGCGAAAGAAGAAGCAGCGCGACTACAGGAAGAAGCGTTACGTTATGCAGAAACAATCAAGTCTGAAAACGAAAAACTACGCAAAACCCTAGATGATGGGGAGCAAAGTCTTATTGGTCAGGCTAAAGGCCGTATAGAAGCACAGCTAGAAAAAGCTAAAAAAGAATATAAAGCTGCATATGAATCTGGAGATCCAGACGCTTTATTAAAAGCGCAAGAAGATCTTACAACTATTCAGAATGAAAAGTATCGTGTAGACAACTACAGACCACGAGTTAGGGCGGAAGAGAAGCCCCCTACGCCTACACCGCAACCTGCTGCTCAACCTCCACAGGTAGACCAGAAGGCTTTAGAGTGGGGTAAAAAGAACGAATGGTTTGAAAAAGACCCTGAAATGACAGGGTATGCATACGGACTTCACCAAAAACTTGTAAATCAGGGTATTGATCCGAGAACAGATCAGTACTATGATGAGATAGACAAAGCCGTAAGGCGAGTCTTTCCAGATAAGTTTGACGATGGGCAAATTGAGGAAGAAGCACCCCAACGTCAAAACGGCCCCGTGGTTGCCGCACCGTCTAAAACGACAAAGAAACCACGCACAGTGCGACTGACCTCAACGCAAGCTGCTCTCGCCAAGCGGCTTGGTCTGACAAATGAGCAATATGCGGCGCAGTTGATGAAGGAAGTATCCAAATGACAGACAGAACCTCGCGCAATAACAAAACTCGTGACAACGAGAAACGTAAAGCGTCATGGGAGAGACCCTCGATGTTACCGACCCCCGAACCACGAGACGGATTAGAGTTTCGTTGGATTCGCACAGCAATACTGGGTAATACGGATAACCCGAATGTTTCTTCTAGATTTCGCGAAGGTTGGACGCCTGTTCGTAAGGAGGAGCATCCTAACCTTCAAGTTGTGTCTGATATCGACTCACGATTTCAAGACAATATTGAGGTCGGTGGATTACTGCTTTGCCAGAATTCTACCGAAAACGTTCAAGCTAGGAAAGATGCACAGTTACAGCAGGCTAAACACCAAATGGAAGCTGTGGATAATTCTTACTTGAGGCAATCAGACCCTCGTATGCCTGTTCTAAATCCAGAGCGGAGTACGAGGACTTCGTTTGGCAAGTAACCTTTAGGGGGAGCTTGCTTGGTTAGAAACTTAAATGTAAGGAACTAGAGCTATGGCTACAACAGCAGCTCCTTATGGTCTCCGTCCCGTACGTCGTGCGGATGGAATGCCATATGCTGGGGCAACGTCCCAGTTTCTCATTGATCCTGCAGGTGAAGCTACAAACCTATTTTATGGGCAAGCAGTTATCATCGGGGCCGATGGGTACATCGCGCTGGCTACGGGTACAGGTGCAGACCTGACCTCTAACAGCATTTCCGGTACAACAGGCGTAGGCGCTATTGGTGTTTTCGTTGGTTGTGAGTATGTAAATGACTCAGGTCAAACGGTCCAAGCACAATTTTATCCATCTGGCACAGCCAATGGTGGGCCGATTAAGGCTTACGTTGTTGACGATCCTAATGTACTATTCGAAGCGCAGCTAGATGGTACAGGAGCGCAAACAATCATCGGTACTAATACATTCTTTGCGTCTGCACAGTCTACTTCTACAGGTAGTACATCGACAGGCAACTCCACATCAGCGTTAGACGCAACTGTTCAGACAGCGGCGGCAGCGTTTAGAATTGTGGCGCATGTCTCTGATCCAGCAGATGCATTTCCAGATGTATTGGTTAAGTTCAATCCCGGTGGTCATCAGATGACCAACAACGTCGGCTTATAAGGAGGCTAAATAATGGCTATTTCACGCGCACAGCTCCTTAAAGAGCTACTTCCCGGCCTAAACGCATTATACGGCTTGGAATACGACAAGTACGAGAATGAGCATGAGGAAATATACGAGACAGAAACTTCAGAGCGTAGCTTTGAAGAAGAAGTAAAACTGTCTGGTTTTGGTGCAGCTCCTGTGAAAGCAGAAGGTTCATCCATTTCTTATGACAATGCTCAAGAGCATTTCACTTCTCGTTACAACCACGAAACTGTTGCTATGGGCTTTTCTATCACTGAAGAAGCGATGGAAGATAACCTATATGACTCTCTTTCTGCACGTTACACCAAGGCATTAGCCCGTGGTATGGCGTATACAAAGCAGACAAAAGCAGCAGCTTTGTTAAACAATGGTTTTGATACTTTTAACTCTGGTGATGGTGTTACACTGTTTTCAACAGCGCACCCGACTATTGAAGGTGTCAATAACCGCAACCGTTTAGCTACAAATGCTGACTTAAATGAGACTTCACTTGAGCAATCTGTAATTGATATTGCTGCGTTCGTTGATGAGCGTGGTCTATTAATCGCAGCTCGCCCACGTAAGTTGATTGTACCGCCAGCACTTATGTTTGTCGCTACACGTCTGTTACAGACAGAGTTACGTGTCGGAACAGCAGATAATGATTTGAACGCGATACGTTCAAATGGGTCTATCCCAGAGGGTTATACCATCAATCATTACCTAACGGATAACGATGCGTTCTTTATCACAACAGATATACCTAATGGCATGAAGCACTTTGTGCGTACTGCTATGCAGACAGGCATGGACGGTGACTTCGATACAGGTAACGTTCGCTACAAAGCGAGAGAGCGTTATTCTTTTGGTGTTTCCGACCCACTAGGTATTTTTGGTTCCCCCGGAGCCTAAATTATGTTATAGAGGGGTTACTACTTTTTTCATATTAGTAGTCCTCCCTGTTTAACTGGGGCAGCGTAAGTTGCCCCTTTCTTTTTGAAAAAACTATGTTATGCTGTTTGTAGGGGCAACATTAGCCTTGCAGACAGGACACCCCCTACCTGACGTTGCACAGACTGCTAGGCAAAACCTTGTGCAAAGGGTATTTATTATGGCATCAACTACATTCTCAGGCCCAGTGACATCTACTGCTGGTTTCGTCAGCGGCTCAGATTCTTTGGTTTCTATCGCAGCAGACACAACACTAACTGCTGCTTCTCATGCAGGGCGTACAATGAACCTCAACGTAGCTTCTGGCGCAACTGTAACGCTTCCAGCAGCATCTGGAAGTGGCAACACTTATAGATTCTTCGTTCAGACAACTGTAACTTCGAACAACTATAAAATTCAGGTAGCAAGTGCGAGTGACACAATGGCAGGCATTGCAGTAGTGGCAAACGATAGCGACAACACAGCATCTATTTTTGAAACTGCGGCAGCATCAGACACGATCACTCTAGACGGAACTACAACAGGCGGTATCTTAGGTGGTCAAGTTGAGCTTCAAGACGTTGCTTCAGGTGTCTTTCGTGTTCTAATCAATCAATCAGCAACTGGCACAGAAGCTACACCGTTTAGCGCTGCTGTTTCATAGGTGAATCATGGGCAAACTTAAAATGAAGCCACGTAAAAAGATTCGTGCTAGAGATAAAGATGGCAAGTTAAAGGCAGATGACCCGTCTACTCCACAAAATGAAGCGTGGACAACAGAAATCGTGGAGAAAGAAGAGGATAGCTAATGTCTCAGTCAGATATTTTTGCTGTTACAAAGACTGCTGACGGTTCTGTTTTTGGCTCAAGAGCTAGAGTTCGACAGGTGCAAGTACACACCGCTGGGAGTGGTAGCCCTGCTATCACGCTTAAAGATGGCGGATCAGGTGGTACAACACGTCTGACTATGACTTTAACCACCGGAGTTGTGCATTCTGTTAACCTCCCAGATAATGGTATCCTGTTTTCTACGGATGTTTTTCTGGACTTAACTGATTGTACAGGCGTGACTGTATTCTTGTCGTAGAGTTATGGCAGAGCGCAAACCAAAAGGCAAAATGCCAGCACGTAATAAAAAGAATTTCCGCCCTACAAAAGCTGGGGCGGGGATGACTAAAGCTGGTGTGGCTGCGTATAGACGCAAGAACCCCGGCTCCAAGTTAAAAACTGCGGTTACAGGTAAAGTCAAAAAAGGTAGTAAGGACGCAAAGAGGCGTAAGTCTTTCTGCGCTCGTTCTGCTGGACAGATGAAGAAGTTTCCAAAAGCAGCAAAAAATCCTAATTCACGTTTGCGACAAGCAAGAAAAAGATGGAGATGTTAGATGGCTATTTCTCGTTCTCAAATGGGTAGTCAGCTTGTAGGTAACAGAGTTTCTACGGGTGATGACGCTAAAGATCTTGATATTATTCGTATGGGTAAAGGTGGCAAGACTAGAAAGAAGAAAAAGTCTAAAAGCCGTGTTAATGAAGCTGGTAACTATACAAAACCGGGCATGCGTAAGCGTCTGTTTAATAGAATAAAAGCTGGCAGTAAGGGCGGAAATCCGGGTCAATGGAGTGCTAGAAAAGCTCAAATGCTTGCTTCAGCTTATAAAAAAGCAGGTGGGGGATATAAGAATTAATGTCTAATGACATAGAAAAAGATCTTCG